TTTACACATGGACAGTAAATTCCAAAAATATCTCAAAGAAGCTCCTGAGAAAAAATTAAAATACACCTATGTGGAAGATGGAATTTATAGCCATATTTTAATTTCTGATTATGGTGAATTCAGTACATTTGCTAAAGCTAAAATGTTTCTTGCCAAAAATGCTCGTGAGAGAGTTAAAGACTTCAAAGCTGGTATGGCAGAGTTGCCTAAGAATGCTAAAGAAATCAATGCTGAATCAGATTCTCATTTCAGTGTGTATTATGATGGCATGTATACAGGTATTGAATTATCCCCATTAAGTACAGATCATAAAAAATTTAGTTCAGCAAAGAAAGAAGCAAAAGAATTTTTTAATCAACGAATTTTTGATTGGACAGACGCTTGGAAACGAGCAACTTCTGAAAGAAATAATAATTGAAAGACTTAATAAAAATAACAAAATTAAATTCCTCGGTGGTGTTTGTTGATGCTAATCCTATAATTCTTGGTGAATTAGAACGATATTTCAAAGCATATGCTCCTAATTATAGATTCAACCCCAAATATCAAGCTCAAATGTGGGATGGATTTATATATAATTTTCCCTTATATACACAACATCTCAATATTGGATTATTGGGTGAGGTGTATAGTTTTGCTCGTGGACATTATGAAGTTGAATGTGATTTTGAGCAAGGTCATTCATTAAATCCTAAATTATTCAAAAAATATGTTGATGCTTTAGATATAGAATTTAGAGATCGCCATGGAAAACTCATCAAATCAACTCCAAGACCGTATCAATATAAGTCTGTATATGATGCTTTAACAAAACAACATATCAATATAGAAGTTCCAACTTCGGGTGGTAAAACACTTATTTCATATATGATAGCGAGATATTTGATTGCTCGTGGATTAAAATTGTTAATGGTTGTACCCACCACAACATTAGTAGAACAAAGTTATGGTGATTGGTATGATTTTGGATGGGATAATGTACGTGATAATGTTCATAAAATTTATTCCGGTCAGGAAAAATGGTTCGGTGCGCCTATAACCATTTCAACATGGCAATCTCTTTATAAAGATAAAAGTGTTTTTGAACAATTTGATGCTTTAATAATTGATGAAGGTCATGGAGCGAAAGCCACTTCATTAAAGAATATTGCTGCTTGGTGTTGTAATGCGGAATGGCGTATTGGTATGTCTGGTACATATCCAAATAAAACAAATCAAGATGAAAAAGCGAATTATTTCAATATCGTGGGTTCATTAGGTCCGATTCAAACATATACCACATATAAAGAAATGGAAGATAAAGGTTGGATTCCTAAAGTCAATATAATGGTTGTTATATTAAAATATTCTCAACAACGGAGAAAAGAAGCATCCATTCTAATGACTAATATTAGACAAGAAGAAAAAGAATTAAAAGCTCAAGGATTAAAAGCTCCTTCAGCATATAATGAAGAATTAGATTACATACACAATTTTCCTGAACGAAATAAATTTTTAATAAATCTTATTGATAAATCCTGTAAGGGAAATACCATGGTATTATTTGCTAAGAAGGGAAAACATGGTGTTCCATTAAAAGAGGAATTAGAGAAAGCATTTAGGAATAAGAAAAAGATTATTTATATTGATGGTGATGTATCAACTGATGAACGTAATATGATGAGAAAAAAAATTGATGTTGAAGATAACATGATTTTATTAGCATCATACGGAACATTTAGTACAGGTATTTCAATTAAAAATATTCACAATATTGTATTTGCGTCAAGTTATAAATCAAAAGTTAAAGTTTTACAATCCATTGGTCGTGGTTTACGAAAAATGGAAGGGAAAGATAAAGTTACTATTTTTGATATTGTCGATGATTGCTCAATCCGCATGAAAAACTATCCAATTTATGCGAATACTTCATTAAAACATTATAAAGAACGAACAAAAATTTATGAAGAAAAGGGTTTAAATTGGAAATCTATAATTTACAAAATTAAATAAACTTGACATATTCAAAATATAGTGTATAATTAATTAAAACTTAATTAAAAAGGATAATTATATGGCTAGAGTGAAACATGAACATTATGTTAATAATAAAGATTTTACAGCAATTGTAACCGAATGGGTTCTTAAATATAAAGAAGCAAAAGCAAAAGATGAGCCACTCCCTCCAGTACCAATTGAAATGGCAGATTCATTTTTCAAAATAGCAAAACGATATTCATCCAAACCGAATTTTTCTGGTTATACATATAAAGATGATATGATTGGTGAAGCAATATATACGTGTATTCGATATGCTCACAATTTCAATCCTGAAAAATCAAATAATGCGTTTGCTTATTTTACACAATATTGTCATAATGCTTTTATTCAATATATCAACAAGGAAAAGAAATTTGCTGATTTCAAATTTGAATTATTAAAAGATGGTGATGAAAAAATGGGGAAGAATGATTATCATGATATCACTTTATTTTATGAGGATGAAGATAATACAGGCATAGCCGAAATCGAAAAAACTGAACAAAAAATATTAGATACTCAATTCACTCCAATAGAGAAATTATTAAAAGACGAATTATGAAAAAATTTCAAGATGAAGGTTTAATTCCATTTATCACAGATACACATTTTGGTAATAAATCATTTAACAAAAACGTTTTTGAAAGTATGATGTTATTTTTTGAGGAACAATTTTTTCCTTGGTGTTTGAAAAACAACATTAAAAATGTAATTCATTGTGGTGATTTGGTTCACAACCGAAATTTAATTGATTTATGGATTAACCAACAAATCAAAAATCGTTTCTTTAAATTCTTTGAAGAAAACAATATCAATCTCCATATTTTGGTTGGTAATCATGATCTATATTATAAATCATCAATGGAAATCAATTATTTAATTGAAAATACAAGAGAATTCTCTCATGTTCATATCTATGATAAACAAGAGAAGATTCAAATTGGTAAATATTCTTTTTTGATGGTTCCTTGGGTCATTAACACCAAAGAATTTAATTTCAAAGAAACTGCTGATATATGTTGTGGACATTTTGAGACTATTGGGTTCAAGATGACTTCAAACATGTATGCGGATGATGGTTTTCAAGTTGGTGATTTTGACAAATTCAAATTAACATTTAGTGGTCATTTTCACATTAAATCCACAAAGAAGAATGTTCACTATATCGGTACACAATATCCCATTACTTGGAATGATTATGGAGAAACAAAAGGATTTTATACTTTAGGAAAAGATTTCAAATTAAAGTATATCGATAACAAAGTCAACCCGAAATTTTTAAAAATATATTATTCTGAATTAGATGGTGAACAGAAAATTAGTGTGGCTGGGATTAAAAAGCGTTCATTGATTGATATTAATATTGATGAAGCGGTTAAATTAGCCAAAGAAAATTATTGTAAACTAATTCTTAAAAATGTTGAACATCAAGCACTCGTAGATTCATTTTATCAATCTTTGGTTACTGTTAGTCGTGATGCTTATAAGATTGAGATTATTGATTCTAATGAGATTATTGAATCTTTTGATGTCTCGGAAATTGAAGAACAAATTCAAGAGGAAACTGATTTAGAAACTACTGTTTCTTCATATCTTGGTGGAATGACATTTGAGCAAGATATTGATAAAAATTATTTAATTGAAATGTTTCAAGAATTATATAAAGAAAGTTCTGAAAAGGTTGTTGAAGAATGATAGTGTTCAAGAAGACAGAATTTAAAAATTTCATATCATATGGTAATACACCAACTACCTGGGAATTTGAACCAGGATCAATCACACGTATTTCAGGTGAGAATGGTTCGGGTAAATCATCATGTGTAGTTGATGTATTATATTTCGGATTATTTGGTAGAACATATCGCAAACAAAAGTTAGAGAATCTTGTTAATTGGGTCAACAAGAAAAATCTACTTGTGAAAATTTGGTTTGATGTAAATAATAAATCTTATTTTATTGAACGTGGATTAAAACCAGCATTATTGCGAGTATGGGTATTAAAAGACAATGGGGAATATGAATTGGTTCCTGTTTCTTCCACAAGTCGTGATTATCAAAAAACCATTGAAGAAGAAATTCTCCAAATGAATGAAAGTGTTTTCAATCAAACAGTCATTAAATCTATGACTAAAAATCTTTCATTTATGAATCTCCCCAAATTAGAAAAACGGCAAGTTGTCGAATCTATTTTGGGTATTGAAGTTTTCTCGCATATGAATGTTTTATCAAGAGATAAGATATTTGAAATTAAACATGATATTGATATTAAACTTGAGCAAATTACTTCTAATAAAAGTTTAATCTTTGCGGAAGAGAACAATCTTAAATCTTTAGTTGAAATTAAAAACAAAATGGCTAAAGAAGCACAGATTAAAATTTCGGATTTAAAAAAAGAACAGAAAGAAAATCTTGAACGGTTAGATGAGTATAAATTAGCTGAAGAAAAACTAGAAAAATATAAAGATAAAAAAGTTAATTTGGAATATAATATAAACACCATAAGTTCTTCTATTCAAAAGAAGAAAAAGGAAAAGAAGAAAAAAGAATCCAAAGTAATGTTATTGGAAAATAAGATTGAATTATTTGAATCTACTTGTTCGGGTTGTCCTAAGATTAAAGAGATGAAAAATGATGATGATTTTATTGATATCAAAAATGAAATTCTTCATATTGAGTCTATTATTAGTGAAAAACAAATGGATTTAGATGAGTACAATAAAAAACTAATTAAAGTTCAAAAAATGCTTGTTAATAGTACGTTTGTTAAAAACACTATACTAAGTACCAGAAAAGAAATTAAACGTATAGATGATGAAATCTCGAAGTCAGAAACGGCAAAAGAAACAATAGTAATAGACAAATCTAATTTAAATAAACTAATTAAAGAAAGAGCACAATTAGAAGTAGATTATAACGGATTAACTAAAAAACAAAAACATCTTAAAATACTAAGAACGTTGTTGTCAGATGATGGGATAAAATCATTTATTATTAAAAGATATCTACCACATATCAATAAAATATTAAATACATATCTCCAAAAATTTAATACCAATATTCTGTTTTACTTTGATACAGAATTTAATGATGTTATCGGTTCCCGTTATAAAGAAGGGTCAAGTTATAATTGTTTCTCTGAAGGTCAAAAACGTAGAATTGATTTGTCAGTATTATTCACATTTATTGATTTCAGTCAAATTAAAAATAGAAAATCAAATTGTAATGTGTTAATATTGGATGAGATAACAACGGGTGTTGATTTGTTCGGTGAAAACATTTTGTTTGATATATTAAAAGAAATTTCAATTAAAGAAAATAAAGAAATTATAACTGTGAGTCATTCTGGTAACATTGATCCTGAAAAAATTGATCGGTTATTTGAAGTAAAACCCGATAATGGTTTCTCTTCAATTAAATTGATTGAATCATAATTATAAATAACATTAACAAAAAGGATATATTATGTTTCAATCACAAGAACGATATTTTAGAAGACTATCACGAAAAGCTAAAGTTCCCGCAAAATTGGTATCTAAAGTTTGGAATGGTTTTGTTGAAGAAATGTTAAAAGAGGGTATGGATAAAAATGATACTCAATTTCTCCAAATTCTAAATGAAAAAGTTCGTATGGAATTGAATATAAAATCCGATGACTCTAGTTTAGACAAATTTAAAAAATTTCTATAAGGATAATATCATGGCTTTAGTTGTTAAAGTATTAGGATTTGAAGCAATTTTTGACGCATCTCTAACTCCACCAGACGTAAATGGTATGGTTACAGTATCGGGTAATATTTATAAAACTAACCCAAACTTGGAACATGCGAATACCGCAGCTGCTTATTCAAGTGATCCAGCAGTTGATTTCCCACCAATAAGTATGCCAATTACCATTAATGTTAATAAATCCAGAATTCAAGAAACTGCGACTTATTAATGTTAAGAGGTTCAGAAGCGATTTATGGATTTTTGGGGTGGCTAACATCAAGGGATAAAGAAGTAACACTTAGTTCAAAATCTTGTCCTGGAGATGCAGCCGAATTAGCTCAAAAATTTATAGATACAAATAAATTGGGTGAATTACGTGATGATTGGGTTAAATATTTAACTCATCCAAAAGATTAATGTTGACTTCCATTTAGAAATGCGTTATAATCATTTATAACATATTTCTAGGAGAATATATGAATAATTTTGAAAAAACATTAAGTCTTTTATTCGAATCAAAACTTCCTTATGATGAATGGTTGGTGGTGAATAATCAACTCAATAAAGAAGTTGATGACGCAAGTTTTGAAGTCAATAGAATAGCAGGAAAGAATAATGGGGGATTAACCCCTGCTGATGTCAGATCCTCAAAAGCATTTAAAGATGCTAATAAAAAATTCTCGGTTGTTTTCAAAAAATTACAGCGATTTAATCTCTGTTCCCCAAAGGAATTTAAAAGACAAAAAACACAAGATCGAAGAGCTAATAGATTTAGGGATAAATCATGAAATCATTACAAACAATATTAAATGAAAGTAAAATAATCACTATTGATGTTGATTATGTCTGTGATAATAAAAAAACGTGTGATAAACTCAATAAACGCCATTGGGTTAAAGTTAAAACAACTAGCCACACTACCGCTGATATAACTGGTCAAAAGGAAAATATTCTAGCTTGGATGAAAGATTCTGGATTTAAAGATATTAAAAAGCTTTATCCCGAACTATTTAAAAAATAATAAAGGGGAATAACTCCCTTGCCACTCACCAACAGTACCCACCGCGACACAGCACAGGGGAATAAGGAGAAAAACTATGGCAAAATCAATGCGCGAGCGTATGTTAAGTGCGAGTAAAAATCCATATGCGGGTTTTTTTGATGATGAAAATTATGGAAAAATCCGTGATTATATCGACACTGGAGCAATAATTCTTAATGCTCAAATTTCAAGTTTTCCCCGAAAAGGTATTCCGTCCGGTCGTGTAATTCAAATGGCTGGTCCCGAATCAAGCGGTAAAACGTTTGTCTGTTTAGAAACTGTAAAAAATGCTCAAAAAGATGGATATTTCATTATCTATTATGATTCCGAAGCTGCCAATGATGCTGAATCCATGGCTGATCGTGGTTTAGATTTATCACAGTTGATGTATGTACCCGTTGCTACCGTTGAGGAATTAACCACTTCTATTTTAAATATCCTTGGTGATTTAAGTAAAGATGATCGAGTTATGATTGTTGTTGACTCCCTTGGTAATCTTTCTTCAACCAAAGAATTAGATGATGCTACAGAAGGAAAAGGAACTCGTGATATGACACGAGCTCAAAAATTGAAAGCATTATTCAGAACCGTAACTGTCAAAGCTGGTGTTTTAAATGTACCAATTATGGCAGTTAATCATGTTTATGCTACTATTGGTTCTTTCTTTGGTGGAAATACGGTTGCGGGTGGTTCCGGTCCGGCATATGCTAATTCATGTACATTAGAACTCACTAAAGCTCAATATAAACAAGGGGATAATGTTATTGGTGGTATCTTCACTTCGAAAGCTACCAAAAATCGTTTAGCTCGTGAGAAAACCAAAGTCAAATTTAAGATTTCTTTTGATAAGGGAATGGCTAGATACTCTGGCTTGGATATAGCTGCTGAAGCTAGTCATTGGTTGATTCTTCCAGATCGAGCTCGTTCATATCGGGTAAATATTGGGGGAGATATTCCAAAAGAATATCAGGGTAAAACTGCCGAAGCTAAAGCTGCTTATAAATTATGGTTAGAATCATTACCACAAGTTTCAAAAAAGATTGTGGAAGAAGGAACTGACGCAGAATTTTGGGAAGATTTTCTTGATCAAGGTTTTGAACAAGTTTTAACAGATATGTTTCGTTATGGTGATGCTGATTTTGTTTTGGATTTATCCGGTGAAAAACCAGAATAATTATAATGTCTGTTGATAAAAAATTAGATAAGTGGTATACTATACCATCCAGTGTTGAATTCTGCCTTGATATATTAAAAAAATATGTCAAGGCAGAAACAATTTTCATTGAGCCAAGTGCGGGTGATGGAAAATTTGTAGACTCTCTTCAAAAATATTTTGATAATGAAATATTAGCATTTGATATATTACCAGAACGGAAAGATATAACACAGCAAGATTGGTTTATCAACACATTAGAATATAACAAAGATTATTTGATTGTTGGTAATCCTCCATTTGGTGGAAAAGGTAAATTAGCAGTTAAATTCATAAATAAATCAGCAATGATTTCAAATACCATTGCGTTTATCTTACCATTAACATTAGAAACTTCTTATATTGCTCAAAATAAAATCAACCAAAATTTTAACTTAGTAGAAAGTGTGAAATTACCATATGGATCATTTGTGTTTGAAAATAAAATTAAAGATATACCATGTGTATTTCAAATATGGAAAAGTAATTCTGACATTAATTTAAGATTATCAAAACCACCTTCAAGTCATGAAGATTTGGAGATTCACATTTATAATAAAACCAAAGCTGCTGAAAAGTGGTTAACCTGGGATTGGGATTTAGCAGTTAAACGAAATACCAAAAAAGGTGAACATACAACCATTAGATCAGAAGTTAAAAATGATTATCATTGGATTTTAATTAAAGGGGATTTAGAAAAACTAAAGAAAATCCCATGGGAAAAATTAAATGATAATAAAATCACAGCGGGAATTGGAAAATCTGATGTGATTTCAGCTTATATAAAAATCTCTTGACATATAAAGTCTTATTTGGTATACTATAAACATTCCGAATAAGATTTTTATATTTAGGAGATTATATGAGTAAAACTTGTAAAAAATGTGGTGGAATCGTTAAAAAAGGATATTCTTCAAAAGATCATTCTTCTGTTGAAAAAGTTTGGAAGTGTGCTTGTTGTTATGAAGAAACACCAATTCGAAAATATACCAAAAAGAAAAAACATGATTATAAATTATTTAATGATTTATTTAATGAATTATTGAATAAATAAGTTGACATTATTAGTATTTTGGGTTATTATAAACAGATACAAAAGGGAGAATTGAATGAATAAAACTGAATCCGATGAACAAAATCTATATCGTATCGCTTATGATGATGAAAATGATGAAAGAGCAATAACGGGTGAAATGTCTCTCCGAAATGCTCAACTATTGAAATCATCAAGAATTTATAAAAATCCTAAAATTTTAATGAACTTATCATAAAAGAAATTATTTAATGAATTCTGAAAATATATTTACAGGGTTATTTACCCAACAAAATTATTATCGAAAAGTTATTGCTCATCTCCAAGCAGATTTCTTTGATGAAATTGAACAAATCATTTTCAAGAAGATTAAAGTTTATTCAGATGAATACAATAAACAGCCTACTGGTGCGGATATTCGTCTTCTTATCGAAAATGATATGGAATTAACGGAAGGTGAAACAGCCACTGCTCTCCAATATATTAACAAAGTCAAAAAATTAGATCAAGTTGATGATGAATTATTATTCAATGAAACTGAAAAGTTTGCGCAGAACATGGCATTTGAAAATGTTTTAAAGCAAGCGGTTGATTTGGTAATGGATGATTCCAATTCTGATACAGATAAGAAAACCACAAAGGGTGCTTTACCGGATTTGTTTCGTGATGCTTTAGCGATTTCATTTTCGGTTTCTTTGGGTCATGATTATTTTCGTGATGCGCCAGATCGATATGAATTTTACACAAATGAGGAAGAATTAATTTCCTTTGATGTTGATGCGATCAATGCTGCGTTTAATGGTGGTTTACGGAGAAAATCAATTTCTTGTTTACTTGGTCGAACCAATATCGGGAAAACTCTTTGGTTATGTCATATGGCAACATCATTAACACGTTTGGGATATAATGTCTTATATGTTTCTGGTGAAATGGATGAGAATTTAATAGCACAACGAATTGATGCTAACTTTCTTGATATGCCGATGGATGATTTCAACTTAGAATTAGATAAGAAAACATATCTTAAAAAAATCAGAAACGTATATGATAAAGTAAGTGGAAAATTAAAAATTAAAGAATATTCGGCTGGAGCCTGTAATGCGCTCCATCTCAAAAATTTATTACAAGAATATAAATTAAAAGATGGATTTGAACCCGATGTGATTATTTTAGATTATATCAATTTATTTTCATCTTTCCGTTTACCCGCAGCAGCAATTGCTAATAGTTATTTGTATGTTAAATCAGTTGCTGAAGAAATGCGTGGATTGGCACGAGAATTCAATTGTGCTTGTTTAACCGCAACACAAACAAATCGTGGTGGTGCTGAATCAGGTAATGAAACCGATATGTCTGATACTGCGGATTCTTACGGTTTACCAATGACAGTTGATGGTTTATATGCCATTATTCAAAATGAAGAATTGTTCAAATTAGGAAAATATCTATTAAAAGTTCTTAAAACTCGATATGGTGATAATATCAATGAAATTTATACATTGGGTGTTACAAGATGTCATATGAGATTGGAAGATTTACCTGAAGATCAACAAGAATTACCGCAACATATTAAAGATGAATTAGCATGGCAAACCCAAAAAGCTCGTGAGAAAAAAGATCGTGAAGCCACAGAAGATATTGGTATGAAATTTGATTAAGGAGAAAACAATGAAAAATGATGAAAAAGTCAATGCAATAGTTAATTATTTACTTACTCAAGGTATTTTAATTGGTTCCAGACGTTGGGGTGGGGCGAATGAAAAATCTGATCATGATATTGTATTTTGTGTAAGTGATTTTCAAAAACTACTCCCAAGAATTGAAAAATACAAGGATGATGTATTCATTAAATGGATTGATCATTATAGTGAACATTCAATGTATAATGTTGAAAATCTAAAAATCACATTTCAACCTAGAATTTTCAAAGATGTAATTAACATTTTGGTTTATAAAGATGAAGATATTACAAAAATTATTCAATTAAATGAATATATGGATGGTATCAGTGAAACCAAATTAGGTCAAATGGCGAAAGAAGATAAATCAATTAGAATTAAAGTTGTGGAAATGTTTCTGGATTATTTGTTTAATGATTCCAAAACAACTATAAAATTCATCGATCCAGATGAATTTCCATTTTAACAAAGGAGAAAAGAAATGAGTCAATTAAGATGTGTAACATGTGGTAATGAAATTGGTCTGAGAGAACGTTATGAGCGTTTGTTGGATTTATTGGAAGCTGGAATGGTAGTTTTTCATGCCAATAATAAATTTGAACGTGATCAACAAGATCCTCGTCTTGCGGAAGAAGTTATGCAAGCTAGTGTTCAAATGTATGATATTCTTGGTAAATATTGGAATGATATTCCTGGTGAAACTATTACGGAAAAACTCAGTAATATCGATTCAAAACGAATTTATGAACGTGATGCTGATGGAAAAATTGTTCCGGTGGCTAAAGAAGATGGTTCTGAAATTATCCTTCAATAAGGTATAAATATGATTATTATAGATATGTCACATTTGTTCATGCGAAACTTTTGGATGATGAAAAAAGATGTTGTTGAGTATCGACCAAATGAAGATGGCATTTCAGTACCCACAGGCGAAATCAATACTGGTTATATGATTATGTTAATATATAATTCAATATTAGTATTAACCAGTAAATTCAAAGCCAGCAAATCTAATGAAGTGGTGCTGGCTTTGGATTCCAAACCTTCTTGGCGAAATGATTTTTATGTAAAGAATTCCACAAAATTTCCTGAATATAAAAATCAAACATACAAAGGTGATCGTGTAAAAGATAATACCATTCCATGGGATAAATTGTGGGAAGCCTTTAATGAAGGTGTGGATATGTTAGATAAATATTCCGATTTTAAAGTCATTAAAGTTGATTTAGCTGAAGCTGATGATATTATTGCTGTTTTGGCTCGAAATGCGCCCCAAGATGAAGATGTATATGTTTGTTCGGGTGATAAAGATTTTCATCAATTACAGACGGAACATGTTCATTTATATGATCCAATTAAGAAGAAAATTGTTCCACCATTGGATATTGAGCGACACAAAAAACTCCATTTTATTTTGGCGGGTGATGATAACATTAAACAAATCAAACGTGGTGTTGGTCCGAAAACAGCTGAAAAAATATTAAATGAAGGATTAGATTTATATTTACAAACGAATCCTGAAATGAATGATCGATATAAATTCAACCAACAATTGATAGATTTCGATTTTATTCCGAAAGAAGTTGTCAAAGAGATATTATCGGTGTATAATGGTTACAATAAAGGAACGTTTAATAATATTAAATTATTAACGTTTTGTTCAAAATTGAAAATGAAAACAATGGTGGTAAAGTTAAATCGATTTAAGCTTATTGAACGAGATGACAAATATATTGTAAGTACCACCAAAAATATCAAAAATGTTGTTGAAACATCAATCGAAGATTTTTTTAGTTAAAGAAAGGAAACGAAAATGGATAAAAATAATTTAATGGTAGATAAATTTTTCTGTTCAGCAAAACTTCGCCCTAAATTTTGTTATGTTGAATCTAATACATGTTGTTTACATTGTGAACATCTCGAAAAATGTATGGTAAACATTAAAGAAGACAATTTGAAAAATATTAAAAAAAGTCCTCTTCCATGTACATCAAAAATCATTTCAGCAAATGAAATCTGCGAATTTGCATGTTAGACCCATATGATGAACTTCAATTCATTCAAGAATTGAGTTTAAGGAATCTTCAAAGGAGAGAGGCAGGATTTAATTTTTCCTGCCCTCTTTGTAATGAAGGGAAAAGTCCTCATAAAAGACGAGGATGGATTCTTTTAGCGGGAGTTAAATATGATCATAATACCTACATGTGCCATAATTGTTTGCCTGAAGGTATATCAGTTCGTAAATTTATTTCTTTAATTGATCCTTCTTTATTCATTAAATATAAGGAATTTGAGAAAAAGAAATATATTGAAGATATTCGTGCGGGTAAAATTCACTCCAAAAAGAAATATATAAATATTCGACCAGATAACGAATTAAAGGAAAAGCCGGAGCGCATTTTTCCGTTCAATAAAAAAACATTCATTCCTTTGGATGATCCTAAAGCAATCAAAGCTTTAGAATATTGTAAGAAGCGGAAAATTCCTGATTCAGTTATTAAAAGATTGTTATATTGTCCACATAAAAAATATTCATTTGGAAAAATGTTGATATTTCCATTGTGGTATGATGATGAATTAGCATATGGATTTCAAGGCAGATCGATTGAAGGAAAAAGATTTCATACGTTCATGCCTAATACTTCATATAAAGTTTATAATTTATTTCAAGTGGATAAATCAGCAACGGTTTATGTATTTGAATCTATTATTGATTCATATGTTACAACCAATTCAATTTCAATGTTGGGAGCAGATTTATCCAAACCCGTTCTTAAAATATTAAAGAAAAGAGTATTCGTCTTTGATAATGATAGAACCGGAGAAGAAAAAACATTAAAATATCTGAAAAATGGTGAAAAATGTTTTATCTGGCCCAATGGTGTTAAAGCAAAAGATTTTGGTGAATTGATTGAAAAAAATATTGATCGTTCAGTTCTCCGAAAGTTAATTAAAACAAATATCTTCTCGGGTTTCAAAGGGGAAGTTGAGATAAAAATGAAATTAAGTAAATCTAAGAAAACGTTTAGGAGACAACATGCCACGATATGATTTTAAATGTACAGAATGCGAAACCATTCAAGAATTATCAATTAAATTAGCCAACTATAAAACTATTTCAGAAGCATTACGATGTGAAAAATGTGGTGCTGAAATGAAACGGATGATGGATTATAAAGGTTCATTTGAATTAAAAGGAGCTGGTTGGTATGGTTCAGAAGGAACTGGCACTGGCTATGAAATCACCCAAAATGAAATGGATAAAAACGGTGATGATAATCGTTTCTTGGAAGATAGAATGTCATGAAATTAACTGATGATATGGCAAATCATTTTAATAAGAGAACAAAATCTCATATTAAACGAGTACAAAAATATGCGAATCTATTAGCTGATGAATTTGAATATTTAAAAGCTCTTGGGTTAAATGATATTGTGAAAAAACATGATCTTTCTAAATTTGAAACACCTGAATATTATCCTTATGTGTTTGTTTCTTGGGTGTATAAATCCAGAGCTAATGGCGTTGAGTTTAATGTTAGTGATGAAATGAAAGAAAAAATGTTGAAAGCAACAACTCATCATGTATTAACCAATGCTCATCATCCTGAATTTTGG